GATTTGCCTCAATTCATGAAACCCATTGGAGTTCTAATTCACTCAGAAGCCACATTCGGAATCTATTTTTACCTTAATTCCTTCATAATAGTACCCACTAAATTGGAGAATGAAAGTAAAGGTTCCCAGGCTATTGATGATTTGGTTAAACTCTTAATAAAAGGCTTTGCTCAAGTTCAATTTGAGTCTACTGATGCCCTTAAAAGCGTCTGTAACTCGAATCGAGTTCATCTTGAAGCTATACTTGAAACTCTTAAAGTACCTAATCGTGCTATGGACGGTCTCACGAGTTCAATACATTCTCTTGCAACAATTGTTGGAGAACGAACCCATGATGTTTCACTTCCTCAACAGGAAGCTAAAGAACCAAGAAATAATCAAACAAAAGCTAATACTGATGTTAAAATTGTTTCTACCGAACAATATAAGAGAAAGATTGAAAAATTTTCAATTTTCAAACAGCTGAAAGATATCTCAATACTTGACCCTGCCCTTCAATTTGAACAATGGACAGCTTATATTAAAGATCCCCGCGACTATGATATTGGATTTATGACGAAAACTAAGACTGAGTCTGTTAAACCATTAAAAGGAAAAAAAAATTCTAAAAAAAATTGGTCCAAACCCAGTGCTGAACCTTATGATCCCGAAAGGGCCATATTTTCATCATTAGATCATTATAGAGCGTTTTGGATAAAATCACCATGGGGTATTAAGTTACCAAATGGAGAATGGTCTGCAAAATTTGCCGAATATAAGTTACATTGGATTGAACGTGACGCTAGAACTCAGAAAATTCGTGATACAAAGAAAGATAAAGAACCTGAAGATAAATTGGTTATGGTAGATCTTGAGAAGGATTTTGTTCCTCTCGATCTTAACCATAGACGCATACATTATAAGGCTCCTACATCTATTCCTGTAACCACGGAAGTTCTCCAAGAAAGTAAACTTGAAAATACTCTGTCTTTAGATTTAGACATTAAATATGCCAATACTGTGGTAGTATATAAGGGTGAAGTCCCTGATGCTACATACAAGATTGGAAATAGATCTCACTTTGAGGGTAATGCCTCTATAGTATCATATAATGGAATACGTTACCTTGCTATCAACAAACATTTTTTAACCAGCTTTCTGGACAAGACAAGATGACTTTTGTTGGTAAAGGGGATAACCGTATTATACTAACCATTTCCGAAATAGGATTGAAACATTCTCTTGCTCATGCTAGGGAAGATTTGGTCCTAACAACTAATGATAAACTTTTATCACTGGCAAAATCACACACTGTTGACTGTGTTCGTGGGAAGAAATATCCCAATCAAGTCTCTTTGTCCTTTGCTAGTGATACCGCTCCTTCGGGAGTTTGGTATAGTGTCGGAAATATTACTGGTATTTGCACTGATATGACTCCTGTTACTTATAACTCGGAGGAAGGTGCTTGTGGTGCTCCTGTGATCGGTCTACATTCCCGTGTAATTGGAATACATGCTGCTACGGCACGCATTTTTAATTGTTTTTTATCTTTTGCTGAGACTCATTTTGTTGATTTAGTAGAATGGGATTTTTAGAGCGTGAGTTTACTCTCTCCCTCACAAAAGAGTCAGTTACTCATTGTTCTCCTACTGGAGAATATCAC